TAAATCGGTTCTTTCCTTAGCTCTCTGGTTGGCTTTTAAATCTTCTCGTGTAAAGCCACCGTACCTCTTAACAAGGAATCCTAAATCGAAGTATGGAATTTCCTCCATTTCTGCAGTCATTGTACTTAACTGTGTTTTAAGATTTCCAATGAAGTCTACTCTTTTTGTTTGTAGCTCCATTTCTTTCATTTCCTCAAACACATTATCTTTAACAAATTTAAGTCCTAAACCAGATTTAAATGATACATCATTTTTTAATTCAGGATGGTTAAGACACATTTGAAGATACATCGGTTTTACAAGTACTTCTTGGAATATAGATCTAAGACGGTCAATAAATTTAGAAAATTTAATTTCATCCCTTAACATTCCACTAGCATCCATATCATAAGTATTACCACCTTCTTTATCAAATCTTGAGAAAGGAATCTTAGAAGCCATTTTTAATCTATCGGCAAAATATTTAAGAGATTCAGTATCACCTAAATCTGGTCCATCTCCACCGATTGTACTAATCTCTGGTGATTCACCGTCTTTTGATGGTAACCAATATTCCTTATTGAAAGGCATCATTGATTTTCCATTGGTTACAATTTCACCACTCTCTTGATTAAAATCAACAACTTCTCTATATGAATTCATTAATTGTGCCAGAGACTGTTTTGCTCTAGTTTTAGATTTACCACCTACAGGTATAATAAATTGAGTTTTAAATGAAGCATTAGAAACTGCCCAGATAATTCTAGTAGTTTCCATAATTCTTAAAAGGTTAAATGATCTTATTAATCTCTCAACATAAGATATTCTCATAGGAGAATTAATTGAAGAATATGATAAGTAAATAATTTGAGAATCCCATAACTTTCTCTCTTTTGCGCCTTGGCCTTGATATTGTACCCATTGCTTCTTTCCAGTGTCAGTATCAATACCAGGCATTAATGATATAGGATCCAATTCTTTAAATCCAATAATTTCAGTTTGCTTATCATTATAAACTATTTCAAATGCCAAGAATCCATCTACTAACCATTTTCTAAAATAGTTCCATGGAGAAATAGAATCATTGAAGCCAAAATAATTATATAAGTTATTATATACATCTCCAATTTCATCTTCTATTGATGATGCTATATGACCATTAAAATCTGCATAAGCCATATAATTAGATTCATCAAATACAATCGCTTCATCAGTAATTACATCTAAGATATCTTCTATTTCATCTTGTACTGCGTATTCTCTAAGCTGATCTCTTTTTCTTTCATAATCCCTATCAAAAATAGAGATATTCTTTTTCATGGTAGTATCAGTTAATGATAATGCAGCAAAGGCACTATACATATCATCGGAATCAGATCCCATTGGGTTAAATGAATAACCCATTTGGTTTTCTGTGAATCCTACTGCACGAGAATTACGAATGATCATATCATCATAAGCCATGCCTAAATTAGAAAGATCCTTTAAAATCTTCCTTACTGGATTACCTGTACTTAAGGGTCCTCTTCTATCAGTAAAACCTGCCATATTGTTTTATCTTTTATTGTTTATATATTCTTGTAATATAATGCTTGTGCATCATTAATATTTCCACCAAAGAAATGATTTTCGTTATTCACAGCACCTATGTACCAATCACCATAACTCATTACCCTAGGTTTTCTTATTCTATCTATTCTATATTGCCTAATGGCATATGTTACATTGTACTTTTTACCTAATGATTGTTTTAAATTATCATATGTAAATTCACTTAACCTAGATTGCCTATTAGGATTTCCAGGTGCTGCGTTTGTCTCTCTTAGTATAGTATCTTTAAATGATCTATATACATCGGATAAAAAAGGTATTCTTGCTTCATATGGAATATAATGAAGATTTAATCCTAGTTGATGATTATCTATACTCTTACCTAAACCTAATACTATAGGGTATGTATCATAAAAAGTTTCTTCAGGAGTAAAATATTCAAAAGAATACATCTTACCATTTTCTAAATCACCTCGAGCTTTATCACCAATTGTAGATAATGAAGAATCTGATTGTTTAGATGCCCCTGACCTACCCTTATTTTCTTTAAGATAAATATCTAAATCTATTTGAAATGATCCTACTATAGCCATTAAAACAATTTTGAGTCTTCGGTTAATAGCATCACTTTAAAATTTCTTAATTTAGCCATTTTATTTAATGCTTCAGTTTTACAAAGGTTCCTAACATAAGTTTCATATCCATGTTTAAAATTCTTTAGTGCCTTTGGTGTTTTTCTTTTTGGTGCCTTAGGTTTTTGTAATTGTGCCTTAGGTTTTATCTCTACTACAAATTCTTCAGTTATACCTTCGCCTTTATCCATCTTCATATAAAAGTCTGGATAATAATTATGAAACTTTTTATCTAACATATTAAAGTATTTTACTGAGAATGGTTCAGACGCCCATTTTAATACTTCATCATTATGATCACACCAATGGCAAAACTTTCTTTCCCAGCTACTTCTGTATATGATAGGATGTTCTCCTATATACTTTTGCGGATTCACAGGATTATAATAACCTTGCTTAAATCCTGACTTAGAAGTAGGTTTTACCTTTTTGATGCTCATTTAAAATTTATATTGTATAAATACCGTCACTATCAGCACTACCGTTTATAGAAACAGTACCTGCATATTTTCTAGGGTGTAATTTATTCCAACCTTTTGCAAACCCTCTTTTACAGATTTCGGTAAAATAAGCAAATGCATTAGTTGATTTATCTGGATTAAAGTTTCTCCAATATTTAAACAAATCCATATAAGCAGATGCTATACAGTCTTGTCTGTCATCTGGATTTGCGTATGATAATTTCCTAGAACATTTGTCTGCTAATAACATTAAAAATTCTAATGCTTTTGGAGTGAGCTCGTCCTGTTCTTTGGATAATATTATTTGTTCTAAAAGATCTCTATTATTTAGATAATTTCTTTTTCTTGCCATTATAAATGTTTTATTTATTATTATATACAAAAAAAGCCGATAGTTTATTATTACTACCGGCTTTTCTATATTATAAAGTTTTATTAAATCTTAACGTTTAATTGAGCCTTTGGGCAAATTGTAGTTTTCCCATTTTTAGGATCCGTACATTCTAATTGATCTTTATCACCTAGTGAAGTATAATCTTCGGCTTTAACCATAACTTCCTGACCTTTTTTAAGACCATTACCGTTCTTGTTAATTTCAGCTTCAACAAATCCGTCGTCTAAATATTCGTTACGACTTTTTTTTTCTGTTACTGATTCATCCTTTTCATCATCATCTTCAAAATCTTCACCGTCATGAGTTTTAGATTTATCACCTTTATTTCCACCTAATACAACTCTGTCATAAGTTTCTTGTAATGATTTTTCAAATTTAGAAATTTCTTCTTCTAGTAAATTCATTGCTTCTGTAAGTTCTTCAGTTTCACCAAGCTTATCAATAGCATCTTTTACTTTTGCTTTCTTTTCTTCTAAGAATGATATTTTATCTGAAATATCAGATCGTGATTTTTCAATTTTAGCAGCTTCATCATTTTCAGCAATTAATCTTTCTGAAAGAATTGGAGTAGCATCATAATTAATAAATTCTTTTACTAATTTTACAGTCTCAGTTGCAGAAGGTACGAATACCATTTCATTAAGATGCATTCCTGAATTAACTTTATTTACATAGATACCTTCCTGAACCCCTATCATAGTTAAAAATAGATTAGTAAACTCAGTTGAGGTAATGTTTGTAAAATTATCCATTTCGGCAAGAAGATCAATAGATTCAAAAAACTTACATACATTATCAATTTTCCATTGATTTCTGTAACCAAAGAAATTAAGAGCCATTAAAGATTCTTTTAATTCAATAATGCTTACGTTTGATAAATCAGTATTTCCTAATTTTAATGTACCTTCAGATAAATTGTATTCTAAAGTTTTATTATTACCTTCTCCGAAAGTAACTAAAGTACCATTCATGTTTTTAAACATTCCTAAACCTTCTAATACATCAAAGAATCTTGAATCTTTAACTTCAGTTTCAGTAATTGTCTTTCCATCAAAGTTATAGTTTTTACCGTGTAAGTGGAATGTTAATCCATTTTCAGATTCTAACACTGGTGAAAGGATAGTAGAAATTGTTCCATTTCCATTTGCAGTAGCTTTGTTATCATCTGCCTTCATTTCATTTAGAATAGCTTTACAATCCATTGACCATGGGTTCTTTGCAGCAATTGCAGAAAACTTAGATTTAATAGTATCAGATGATTCTGTTAGTAAACCTTCTAAGTCAGTTACTAAACTTTCATACATTTTACCTTTTTGTGTTTGCGTTCTAGAAACAGCTTCAGATATTCTGAAAGACCATTTAGCATCGTTATAAGCTCCTGTGATATAAGATCTTAATTCGTTAATTGGATTTAACCAATCAGAAGAAGCTAAGTTTCTATGAAGATTTTTAGCAATGTTAAACTTAAGCATAGGATTAACACTGTTTTCTATTTCTTCACTAATTACTTTAGTTTCTTCGTTCTTAAATCTCATTGGGAATGCCTTTAGAGATTGTTCTAAAATGTTAAGGGCATTCTTAGCAGTATAAGAAGTTCTGGAATTATCCGAATTCATTTCTTTTAATGCATCAATGCTCTTCATAACATTTTCGTGCAGTTCAGCAATTGTAAATTTCATTTCGTTATGATTTTTTTGTTTATTATTTTCTGTTATGTTGTTTCCTTTAAAGGCATTTATAGCACTCATACCTAATTGTTGAGGAATTCCCATTCCGACTAAAATAGAAAGTACCTGTGAATCTGTCATAGGTCCTTCATTAACTACCTTTCCGTTTTTACCGTCTAATTTTGTTTTACCGCTCTGTGCAAATAATACACCAACTATATCTAATAATTGTTGATTAGGGGCATTAAGGTAAGGTGCGTCAGTATTAACTCCATATTGGCGGTCAATTCCACCATCCATGTAAACCTGAGTTTGGCCTTCTTTAATAACTTTTTCCATATTATAGAATTTGATTTGTTTTATATATTCTAGGATCTTAGAGTTAATTATCCTTCATCATCATCTGCATTTCGATATTGCCTACTCTCTGATGATTCGGTTGGTTTTTTAGATGAATCTATTTCTCTTCTATCATAAGGTCCACCTACTTGTTTGCTTGTAGTATTATTATAACCCTGATTACTTAATAGGTTTTCAAAAGGTGCTACTAAAATATTATCATCGCTAAATTCAAACTTTTGAAACACACCACCGAAATAAATACCAGCATTACCATTACTATCGCATCTTAACTGACCAACTCCAATAGCATCAGGATTTGTAATTAAGGCTTGTCTAGTAATAAAGTCTATTTCTGATAGTAGGATTCCACTTTCAAACACTGGCATAAATGATTTTAATTCCATATCAAAAGTAACTTGAAATTCCTTTTTATCATTTAATGCCCATTCAAATGATCTCTCCTGTGAATAGTCATCAGGAACTCCCATGCTTGCATTAACTCTAAACATTCCTAAATCTACTTGGAATGTAGTGGCTCTATATAATTTGTTCATAATAGACTCAGTAACCTTTAACATTTCCAGATTATTAGAACATATTAAAGTTACGCTAAATCCCATAGTAACAGGTAAAAAATTAGTCATTAGAGAAAAGGTCTTTAATATACCATTCCATTCCCTTACAAATTCTGCCCTCGTAAATTTATTAGTTTGTGCACCAGAATCAATTGCCATAGAATTCATTTGAAGTATACCTCTAGGAACTACTTCATAATCACCAATTGCCTTTCCTGCCTTTTCTGCATCAAACATAAAGTTATCTAAAAGAAACCTTTCATTACCAGATATAGAATAAAAGAAAGGTACTTCAATTTTCTTTAGAGTATCTTCATCTATTTGATTATAATAATATACCTTCTTGCTTAATTCAGCTAACATGCCTACTACTAAATACCTAAGTATAGTATTATCTTTATTAAATTCTTGATTATATGCTGACATCTATTAGACTTTGTTTATATTCTATTTATCCAATAGATTCAATGTTAAATTCACTAAAGCCACCATCTTTAGTAATTTCAATCTTTTTATCAAAATATTCACTTGGTAAAACTGTATGGTTGATAACAAAGGTATTGAGGCCTATATCTTGTATTGTATTATGAAGTATGTTAATTATATGGTGTACGCCATCAGAGTCAATAGAAGAGAAGATTTCATCTAAAAACAAAATGTTTAGTGACGGGAATCTAACCTTAATCATTTTTATTAATGCCATGATAATTACAAAATCAACCTTTTTCTTTTCGCCTGTGCTTAAGGTCTTAGGGCTAATCTCTGTTCCTAAATGATGGAGAGAACAGTAAAACTTTTCATTAAATCTAATACCAAACGGTATTCCCATTTCTCTCCCCATTAATTGAATGTGATTATTAAATGAAGGGAGTATAGACCTTACTGCTAAGTTCTTAATTCCATTTTCACCCATAATATTTTCTAAGATAGTTAAATAATAATCTTCACCTTCACTTTTTAACTTACCTGTAGATTTATCATCTTTTCGGTTTTTAAAATCTTTTACTAATTGTTTAAGATGTGATCCTGATTCAGATTCATTCTTATCAGCCATTTCAATTAACTTATCTTTAATAGCTTCCATCTGAGTTTCTAACTGACCAACCTTAACATGTATCTTTCTACCTTTTTGTCTAAGATCAGTTAATTCAGTCTCTGCTTTTTCTGCATCGTCCTTTATTTGATTCCATTCAGTAAATAGCAAATCTAAAGAATCTTGTTTTTCTTTTTTAATATCTAAATGAAAATCAGAATTAAGAGGAGCTGTACATGTAGGACATTCATTGTTTTCATACAGCTTAAGTTCTTTCTTAACAGTATTAATCTTAGAGTTTAATGTTGATTTTTTATTGTTTTGCTTTCTTGAATTTTCATCTAATTTTTCTAAGTTAATTTTTGTTGCAGAGGTAAGCTCTTTTAACTTTTTTCTATTTTCATTTAACTGTAATAGCTTTTCCTTAAGAACTTTAATCTTTTCAGCATCTTTATTTTTACTAACTTTTTCAAAATGCTTTATCTTATCAATTACAGATTCTATTGATTCATTAAGAGTTCTTATTTCATCATCATATGTTCGGATCTCCTCAATAATAGATCTTCTCTTTTCTTTAACAGCTTCAGCCATTTCATTAATAATAGAAAATCCAAATATCTTATCAATGATTCTTTTCTTATCATAAGGAGACATTGTAATAAAAGACTTAAAATCATTCACAGATAAAATAATTACATTCTTAAATACATGATAAGGTATTTCATAAATTTCTGTTTCTAAAAAATCTTGTAAATTTACTTTACCTGCAACATCATATTCAGATCCATTTATTTTTACATTAAAGATACCAGGATTAATTCCTCTTTCTATTTCAACTGTATTGTTTTTAGATTCTAAATGTATCTTACCCCAAAGAGCACCATTTACTCTATTAGGTAAATCTTTTAAGGTTGACCCTTCAACTTTACCGTAACATAGATAAGTTATAACTTTTGCAAGAGTACTCTTACCTGCACCATTTCCACCAAGAACTAAATAAAGATCACTTTTGTCTTTATCAAATTCTATTACCTGTGTTCGGTTTCCGTAACTTGCAAAGTTTTTAAATTCTACTTTTTTAATCTTCATGGTTCGGTGATAATGTTCTTTTATATAAATCTTGTACTGATACTTTTAATCTTTCTTTTAAATCTTCCTCATATTCTAATGAATTAATGTATTCAGCTGCAATATTCATTAAATTAAGTTCTCCATTAAAATCAGACATTTCCCCATCTTCTCTGTCATAAGGATTTTCTTCATCATAAATCCTAGGTTCTAATTTTCTAGCAACACCATCTAAATAATCCATAAACATATTAATGTTATATTTACCTAGTACATTTGATGGTATAAAAACATCTACAAAATTATCCTTTATTTCTTTCTTTATATCCTCCATACGCATCTCCAAGATATCATTAATATAATACCTTATAAATTCTGGACTCCTCTTATTCATAAAGAATTCATGCTTACCTGTATCTAAATCCAATACATAAATACCTTTTTGGTTGCCTCTATCAGATCTTGTCATTTGATAAGGGTTACCTACAAGTACAAAGTTTTGTTTATCTTGTCTATAGTGAATATGACCAGAGTATACTCTTTTAAATCTTTTAAATATACCAACATCATTACCTCCTTCATGTAAATGTTTTGTACTAGGAGAAGTTTGTACACCTCTCGTTTCAGTATGACAAAACATATAATCAATATTTTCTTTGATAGAATCTAAAGTTTCTTTTTCATGTGCATGGTCTCTTCTCCAAGGCATAAGTAAACATTTAGTATCTCCATACTTTAAAATCTTAGGTTGCTTATGAACAGTAACATTAGGTAAATATTTTAAACAATCCACAGATGCTATATCATTAGAGTTCTTTCTCATAATATCATGATTACCAACTATGATATGTATATCCGGAAATATTTTACCTAATTCTTCAAACACTCTTATTGCTAAATCCTGTGCAGCTAAATTAACACTCTGACGATTATCAAATACATCTCCTAAATGATAAAGAACATCACCTTCTTTATATTCTTTTTTAACTAAAGGTATAAAAAAGTTAAAAAAGTAATCTTCAATAATGTTAAGCCATAAAACAGAATTTGATCTACACCCTAGGTGTGAATCACTAACCATCCAAACTCTTGCCATGTTAAAATAATTTTCTGATTTTTCTTTTCTCTAGGATATTATACTTATCATCTAATTCTTTAATAAGCTCATCCTTAAATTTATTAGAAAGTGAATTATAAAATTTATTTGGAAATACATCAAAGTAATCTGATATAACACTAAATAAATCAACTCTTGTATATCCATCCCCAATCTTTTCAATAATGTGAGAATATACACGATTAATTTGTACCTTATTTAATTTCTTAATAACTCCTTCTGGTGTTGCTTCATTTAAATGTTCATATTCACTGCCTTTAATAATCTTATCAATCTTTTTGATTAGCAGTTCATAATGCATTTTGTCATCAGGGTCCATACTGTCACCATAAGTGGCAGCAACGGTAAAGTTTACTTTATTTTCAGTTATGTCTTGATCGCCATAAGTGTTATTAAAAATTTTATCTTTATCTGCTAAAGACTTCTGAATAGGTTTGCCATTCTCATCTAATTTTGGTTTTTTCTTTTTACCCCACATATTTTTATTTTAATTTATATCATCAGTTTCAGTTAACCTCATGTGCTCGTAATCAATATTGAACCTACACCTGGTACCTTTACCTTGACCATCTCTAATTTTTAATACCTTTAACCAATACTCACGATTTG